ACTTTTCCTCTATGACCAAATGTCATCAGTCTAGTAAATTCAGGAGTATACATAAAACTCAATAGTATTTCAGGAGTGTACGCATAAAATCCAGGGGCTCCGTCTCTGTTGCGCCATTTAAAATACCTATATACAGTATCTTCGTTTTCTTTAACTTGAAAATACCAATCATTGGTAGATTCTATTCTTCTAAAAATAGGATCGCCGTGTCCTGCTACTATGTAACCATCCAACTGATCCCACAGTTTTAAATGACTCGGAAATATAGGACTATTACAGTTTAGTGCATATGCATACGTTTCTAGATCATTTTCTAGAAACTTTTCGATGTCGATTTGTATTTCGTGCAGTTTGATATTGTTTTCTCTACAAAACTTTCTAGCAAAATACAAATCATATTCGTTTAGTTCGCCCTTGAACTTTGTTGTTGCTACTTTGAAAGGTATACCGGCTTCCATAAACGACCTAATCACACATTCACTGTCAATACCACCACTGTAGCTTATCCAGATAGGTTGATTGCCAGCACGTTCTTTTATAAGGTGTGCAGTTCTAATACATTCGTCTTTGTATGACAACACTGTGTGTTTGGCTTTTGAAAACTGCAAGGAATATGTTTGATCAGAAGACGATCGAAACTGATAATCGTATACTTTATCATAACCGTATTTTATATGATTGTTGTAGCTAAACTCTATCATAAATCTAATCTCACATAGCAGTTTGGACCGAACTCAACATTTTGATTAATCCACTCACTAACTTTAACAAACCCTACATTTGAATAAACACTCAAACTCTGTTCTCGAGGAAGGCTCCAAATGTATTTACAACCTTGTTGTTGTGCGTGTTTGATAGTTTCATTAAGCAAAGTAGCGCCAATACCTTGTCTTCTATACCGATTGCTTACCCAAAGTCCCCTACTTCTGTATTCAAATCTGTTTACTATGTGTCCGCTGTTAACACCAACTAGATCGTTGTCGAGATACAATCCTAAAAATACAGGGTTACTGTATTCTAGATTGTATACTTGTAAGTTTTCTTCCTTGTAGTATGTCATAGAAGAAACTGGCCGAATAGTTTCTCTACCCGGCCAGAGCTTGTCTTTCCATATTGACTCTATTATATCAAAGTCAATCTCTACTGTCATTGAAGCAGCCAGGACTCCCAGCGCTCGTTAATACGTTCGCCATGTTCTGCCCACCACGCACCATCACGACCGAATGCCGTTGACATATTATTAGCATATGTTGGCATTGCTGTTGTCATGTCTAGTCCGTTGTCTGGATTGATCCAGTTACCTGTGTTCATTGCAACACTACTCTGACGAGCCGGACCGTAGCTGATAACTTTACTGATTTCAGCTAATGCTTCAGGACTGGTTGTGCTACGTAGAAACTCTTTAACATCGTCTGTCATACGACCTTTTACAACAACCCAGTCTGTAACAGTGTAGATTTGATGGTCCCAAATCGTTTGGATTGGCTGACCTTCGATTACGCTAGCTGTCCAAAAACGACCATTATAGTTTGCTGCAATGTCTGCTTCCCCTGCTGCAATCTGCTGAATACCCGTTGCTGCTTTGTCCCACCAAACAATACTGTCTTTGATCTTGTCCATCATAGCAAATGCACGATCAAGTCCTTCGTCGGTTGCTAGAACATCACGTACTACTGCACGATCAACACCATCTGCAATCAGTGCCCACTCTAGGTTATTGAATGCTTTTTTCTGCAGGCCACGTGTTCCTGGAAAACGTTCTACATCAAATACGTCTGCTACAGTTTGAGGACCATTATTGCCGTATTTGTCTGTGTTGTAGGCAAACTGAATGCTGTACAGGATTTGTGGTGCACCGCATGGTTCAAGGAAATCACTAAAAAAGTCCTTGCTTGCCGGAGTACCGTCTGGTGCTGGTGCTAGTACTTCGTCAATATCAAAGTTTTCTAGTAACCCTTCGTCACAAGCTTGTGTGATTGCTTCTGGACGTAGGTTGATTACGTCCCATTCTACATTTCCACTTTCGACTTGTGCTCTTAGTGCACCGAGTGCATAATCACTGTTAGGAATCACATTTACTTTGACTCCAGTCTCGTTTGTAAACGGCTCAAACATTGCTCTTTCTTGAGCTTTAAGCCAGCTTCCGCCATATGTGACTACATTAATGCTATCTGCAGATGCAACATTAACAGTCGAAAGTACGGAAAAAGTTGCTACAACAGCTAGTTGTTTTAACATATCGATTTTCTCCTTGTGTTCAATATAAAAATATAGTACAACAATATCAATAGGTTGTCAAGATTTTTTTTAGATTATTACCAAGTTGTGGCTACTAAATGAAGTCGTTCTTCCTTACTGCTGTTGAAAGCAGTATGCCATGTATGCTTTGTCTCAGTAAGATACCAAGTATTTTTTTCTAAATGTTTGACTTCGTTTTCGACTACCATAAGACAACCTACTTGAGTTTTCATCGGATAATGAATACGCTTGGTATTATCTTGATGCCAAGTAAGGCAAGTCTTTGGCTTGCTGTTCATTATTCTTATACGGCCAATATTATATTGAGAAGTTAATGCCCTGTAAACTTCTTCAAACAAGGTGCCCTTAAACTGAGTACACAGTTCGGTAAAGTCAGTTTCTTTTAGTTTTTGTTCTCTCAATGGCGTAATAAGTTTTCCTTCTTCGGTGTAATAGGATTTATCCCATTCAAATCTTAAACTTCCTCTACCGTAATGAATATCATTTTCTTTGCCTTTCATGGAATTTAAACATATCTGGTCATTGATTGTTTCACCCGAGGGTGTTTTATACCAATGGAGTTTGCCGTCGTTGAACATTTTTTGAAATTCTTCATACAAGTCGTATACCGGAAGATTGTCAAGTTCTTTAAAATAGTTCATACACACTCCAATATTTTTTCTACTGCTTCGTCAACACTAATATACATCTTTTCTGTCATATTAGGATATTTGGCTAGAATTTTTTCTGTTCCTACATACCCAAACCATACATATTTAATGTTGAGATTGCACCCGTATGCATTTAAATCTTTACACAAGTGCTTTAACGACACCTTATGCATTTGATATGTTAAAAGACCGCTGTCAAGTCTAGATGGCAAACTTTGTTCGGCTATTCTACTTCCAACGTTGATAATAGTTTTATTAGTGCTTCCCCATTTGTAGAAAGCATCCATTAACATTTCGCTTTGCCCAAATCCTGCATATGCATTGTTTATTAGCACGTTACAGTGTGATGCATCGTGTAGTATTTTTAGACGATCGTCGCGGTTTGTAATATCGTAACCGTTGCTTCTGCTAAACCCAATAGCATTAGGCGATAGGTGTTGATAAAGATGTTTTCCGATACCATCAGTGTGACCAGTTATAGCATACATAAACATATTTATCTGTTGGATTTGTCTTCTAAAGAATAAATGATAAATACTGTAGTAGGAGTAATAACATGTTCAATAGTATGATTAAAAAATCGATAATAAAAAGTCAGCGTTGCCAAAGAAACTGGGATTTAGATAAAAGTATTCCCAAAGACGATATTGATTTAATAGAAACAGCTATAACACAATGTCCTAGTAAACAAAATATTGTATTTTATAAACCATACATGATTCAAGATCGTAATACCATAGAAAAAATACATGCTTGTACAAAAGGATTTTTAAGATATTCAGATGGCACTGTAGAAACTAATAGTCAAACATTGGCCAACTTGTTAATAGTATTTGTAGAAGATCCAGGATATGAGAATACGAAAAAACGTAATACTCAAACAATGGCAAGCAATGAAGATATAAATAAAAATAGATTGCACAACGATAAAATGCTAAGTGTAGGAGTAGCTGCTGGGTATTGTAACCTAACAGCTTCAATGTTAGGATATAGCACAGGTTGCTGTACTTGTTTTGACAGCAAAGCAATACAAAATATATTAGGGTCTGACGAAAAAGTCCTATTACTTATGGGTGTAGGATACTCAGATGATAGTAGAAATCGTAGAGAACATCATAATAATAGTAATTTTGTTTTTCCTACATTAGGTAAAGATTTAAAAGCAGTTAGATTATAACTTTTCAAACTCGATACCATAGTTTAAACTGATTCCTAACTTGTAAGTGGCAGACTTTTTTGTTAACTTTTCTGCCCAATGTATTCTGCAACTATCAAAAATAATCAAGTTGCCAGGTTTCCAACTGTGTTCTTTTTCTATAGAAAGGTTTTCAAATGTACTATAAGGCACAAACCTAGGTTCGTCTATGTGTTCTTTCCACCAATCGTAAGTTATAGTACTTTCTTTCTCTAAGTACTTGACACCGTCAGTTTTATAATCATATGCAAAATAAACGCCACAACTTTTTTGTCTTTTGATTTCTTTGGAAATATCGTCAGATTCTTTGCATCCGTTGCGCATTCTAGTGCTAGGTCCATAAAAGTATTGATTAGCAGTATACAACTTAGGATAATCTGTTGTATCTATTTCAACAGGCACTACAACACTCCTAGTACCAACGAGACCTTTTTTATTCTCATCGGCTCTAAAATCTCTATTATCAATATGTACATCGTGTGGCGGATAGTTAATACAAAATGCAGTATCACCTATAAGTATTTCGTTTGAATTTAGAAAAGGCTCGACGTATTTTTTACTAAAATCTTGTATAATACTTTGTCTGTGTACTGATCCTTTACGATACCAAAATAAAGTTTCTGGAAGTACTGCCGGAATATCTAAATATTCGTATGCAAAGTTTTTTAACTCTTGTAAAACATCTGCAGGTATATGATCTTCAACAGAATAAGATTTATTTTCGCTGTCTATTATTTTTTCTACTGTGCTGTTTAACGCAAAGGCATCATTTTGACTCATTGGTATTTTCATAATACTTCCTCTTGGGTATTTTGCTGTCAGCACTACTAACACAACTGTCAGTAATACAAGGTGCAGGTGCATTAAAAAGTTTGAATCCAGTTTCGACATTGCCTAGTGGAACATCATGACAACTGTAACTGCGTTTTACACTACCGTCGGGCTCACGTATGATAATACCTTGATATCCAGCATTGCAGTTCCAACCTTTGAATTTGTTGAAGTTGAATGCATTAAAACGTTCTGCTTGATCCATATACCATTTTTTGCCGTCTTTGTCTTTGAACTCTACTTGCATGTGCCAAGGAATAGTTGTGTCTAACTTTCCATCGACTCCGGCAGGGATTTCAAATGTCGGTTTAGGACGTTCTGCCCATTTGCGTTTACTCTCTGTATATGCACGTTGTGGCATACCGTTGTGCAGTCGCTTTAGGTTATCATCAGTATACCCATCAACTACTCGACTAGCTGTAGGGTCGCTTTGAGGCTTCAACGTCACGTTTATACCCTGTTCGTGAAAGAACAGGGCGTTTTCCCAATCACGTTCAAACCAGTCCGGAACCATAACCATATTGATTGTAACTTGAACATCGTGCTCCTGACAGAAGATTAGTTTGTCTGCAAAGTCTTGCATCTTCTCTTTTGTGTTCAGGTGTTCTGTATGCAGACTTGCTGTGATACTAGCACGATGAAATGGCTTAACTGCTTCTACATACTGTTCAAACCACGCCATGTTGCGACTACAGTTCGATGTCATATGTACACTGGTGTAGTTGGTATTGCCTACATCATCTGCTAGATGTTTTAATATGTCCAAGTATCCAGGATGGAAAGTAGGCTCTCCTCCCGACAAGGAGAAGTGGAAAGAGTTGAAGCCGTTGTCTCTGGCTTGACGTTTGATTTCATCCACTGTGTGCAAGCAGAGTTCGGTAGGACGGTGGTCTTTACGGTCACTGCGGGCATAAGGCCAACAGTAGGAGCATCTGTAGTTGCAGAATCGTCCCAGTAACCAACTAACAGTAAATATATCACGATAAAGCAAAGTACGTTGACCAACACTAACAATATCGTCAAATGGTATCTTTGTAAAATCGTAGTTGCTCCATTTTAAATCTTCATTCATGCTATTATTATACATTATTTTAACTTTGTGTCAATCTATTATGTTATAAATATACTTATTAACGGATATAACTACAATGAAAACATATGAAAAAATAGAAGTTGTCAAGCAAGAGTTAGCAACCAAGTATGCAAATATAGTTAAAAATAAATTTCCTACAAGAACATTAAAACTAGAAAAGTGTACTAGAGATATATTGTTGGTAATAGATTCATACATAGATGTATTAAAATATAGTGACGAGGATCGCAGAAAAAGTTTGTTTAACACATCAGATTTGATTTCACATAGATTTTTTGGACCCAACTATAAACAGTTAAAAGGTGATATTTCTGTCGAGCTTGAAATACATAAAATGCTGCACAAGGATCTTCACGAAATACTCAACGGACATGTTGCTGAACAAAAAATCTTAAAAAAATGTGTTAAAATACTTTTGAATAAATTGCAAAACGGAATAGATGATTACGAAGAGAACCATATAGTAAACCTTTTAAAAGAAAGATATCAGTGTCGCGCCTTCAGTAAAAAACCTGTAGAATTAGAAAAAGTACAAATACTGCTAGATGCATTAGAACTTGTACCAGCAAAACAATGTATTCAGCCTATGAGGGTAGACGTGCTAGGGCCAAAAGCGTTAACAGATAAAGAGTTTATTTACAATGACACAATATGTACACTTAACACATCCTGTATGAATCCGCAAGTTTTTGCACCTTTGTCTTTTGTTTTTACTCAAAGAGTTCAGTTTGATGAAATCACACAACAAGAAAGAGAACAAATCCCAGAACTAAATTGGGACAGCAAATCATGTGATAAAAATAGATTTATTTCGCTAGGTATGAATATAGCAGTATTAACACTAACTGCTAAATCTCTAGGACTAGAAGCTGGCTTTTGTAATGCAGTAGGTCCAGGATCTTACAGTCAAGAAATCTTAAAACAATCAATGATGTCAGATTTTATTTTAGGAATAGGATATCCACGAGAGAACTTTAGCTATCCTAGAACACGACTTAACCCCGATGATTCTACTAGACAATATCAAGGAACACTTCTTAAGACTACCGATCCTAAACAGTCTTCCTTTTCAGATTGGATACACTTACGTGGGTTTTAATCTAACGAAATATCAATATAATCTTCAATATTAATATTTCGTATTCTATCAAAATGCGATATAGTAGCTAGCATCTTCTCTCTCACTTGCAAGTCAGTACCGTTTTCAACTGACTTTTTGTAAAACATATGAGTGTTTTTTAATGTATCGTTTATCGTATCAGGTAGTCTTGACATAACATCTTCTAAGTTCTTTAGCCCTTGATCCAGTTCAGTCTGTGTAAGCCCACTAACTAAAAAATCTGTCGGCTGATGGATATGTCCAAAATAGTAGAGATTTTTTGGAAATTCATTATACAACTTTTCTACAAGAAATGGAAACGTTTTAAAGTTTAAGCTTAATACTAATATTCCAAATGTACCTATTACATTGTTGTTTTCCATTGTATACTGATAAAACGTTTTTAGATTGTTGTAAACAGTGTTCCAGTCTGCAGGATATCTTATGTATTCGTTTGCTTTTCCATAGTCTTCAATACTGTGTACTACGCTTACATGATGTATTTGTTTTAAATATTTGTGATACTTAGTAATGTCAAATGTATTGTTGATATTAAGTATAACAATCGCCTTGCTGCTCTTTCCTTCAGCCACTCCTTTTAGTATTTCTTCGATTTCCGGCATAACAGAGGTTTCTCCACCGTTTATCTTAAAGCGCCAGACTTTTTTGTAAATAGGTTCTATTTTATGCTTGTTTTGACTATACCAGCTGCCTACAACAATAGGGCCTGTGTAGTTTCTATGTTTTTTGCTTTCAAGTGCATATTGACTACTTCGATTACTATTGCACATAACGCATTTGCTATTACAAAAGTTACTAGGTTTGATATCTAAATAATCAATTTCACTAACGTTTCCGACAGCAGTTTCTTTACCTGTAAATGCTGTACCAAAATCCTTTTCATACTTTTTGATCTCGTGTAATCTTTTACTTTCGTATCCTTGTTGTTCTTTTTTGTAACATATTCTTTCACAAACTGGGTTAGATTTACCATCTAACATATCTTGACGGAGTGTCATAAAATTTTCACTGTTGTATTCTTCAGCAAGTTCTTTACTCGGATCTAACGGATTGTCAAAGTTAGAACTAAATTCGCAACAAGGAGAAGGACTTCCGTTAGTATTGATACACAGATGTTTCCACAACAACGGACACATCTTATGCTCACGATGATCCATATTAATCTCTATCTCTAAACAAAGATATACGCAATCCTGCTTTGGTTTTAAAAGGATTCTTACCTAATGTACTACAATGAATTTGCGCAGTATCAAATGTCATTACGCTGCCGGGTGTCCAATCAAATGTATTTTCAACAGTTAATCCTGTATAACGTTCGATTGTGCTCGGTGCTTCGTTAAAAAAGTTTTTTTCAAACTCCTCTTTAGACATAGGCCGATCACTAATAGTTGTAGGGCCATTTAAGTCATATACATGATCAATAAGAGAATAGTCTGTAAAACTTCTATAATGAGTTGTGCTCTTAAACGGGCCGTAATCTAGTGTACACCCTGTGTCGATAACTCTCTGGTCAAAGAACGTAATATGTGTAGTGCGTTCCGGAAGTATATACAAAGGTATCAGTATACTTCTGTAAGTTATTCGATTTTCTGAAAACTCATTATTCGGCTCCGGCATGTCTGTGTGTATTCCGTATTGATGCGGAGTATGAAAGAAGTTTCCTTGCCAGCTGACCACACTGTCAAAGTCTATAGTGTCTCCAATAACATCAGACAGCCATGGCAAGATATACTTTTCGCCTAGTGTTGCAAAGTTTCCTCTAAAGAACAGATTGCCAGTTGGACTTGTTCTCCAGTTTTCTGTTTCCCTAAACATAAAATCTACTAGTTTATCTCGTTGATTCTTGTCTAGTACATTATGGTATTGCTTGCTTTCTTTCATGAAAGATCTATATTGATTTCTGTAATCGTCATCAAATCTTAACATTATTGTTTCCTTACTTTTGATAGTATTAATATTACTTATTGTCGGTATCGAAATATCTAGTAAATAATGGCTCAACTTCTAGAAGAGATTCATTGCGTATTCTGTCTAAACTATTTGTATAGTCTACAAACTTTTTCCAAAACTCGTTGTGATAACTATCAGAATTCATATATTTACATATACTGCTTTCGATATTCTTAGCTTGTTTGACTATGTGTTGATCAAAGTTATTTTCTTGTATCCAATCAACAAAATCTTTAAAGTTTTGTGCAACTTCTAGTTTCATTTCGTTTGGTAATACACGTATATTTAAATGCTTAGGATGATGAGCAACATGATAACTGATAATCGGTTTGTGCTTACTAGAACTGATTTTGTTAAAGTTACTGTACTGTAGTTTCCATTTCATAAAATCAACCATGTGATTGACATTATATGCTGTAACCGTAAATGCTATCCACGCATTAATGTTTGGAGGCAACTGGTCAATAGTATTCAAGTTTTTTAGAATCTTTGACCATTTTACTGGATGACGTTGGTATTCTAATACCTGTTCCATACCATCAACACTTGCTCCAATATTAACACTTTTAAACTTGTTCCACAAGTTTACAACTCTAGTAGGTATTGTAGTCATATTGGTATTATATTCTATCACAATGTCTTTTGCTACGTTTGATTGTATACACTTTTCCAAGAAATCATAATGGCGTTCAATCAACATAGGCTCGCCGCCGGCAAAGTATATATGACGAATGTTTTCAATGTTTGATTCCAACTGTTTCCAGAATATTTCATTGTTCACCCATTCGTAGTCTTTTGCAAACAGTCTGTTTCCTTTTTCTTCAATAACTACATCGCCACTAGTATCACTAAATGTATTAGACCCTGTTAGTTGTATCCAATCAGTATACCAACTATCACTGTCAGTTGGACCACACATACGACATTTTAAGTTGCAGAAGTTGCCGAATCTAAGATCATAATATTGTAATGGTATTTTGTTAGTATCAATTGCACCATTAATATCAGTAAGATCTTGCGCTTTTGCAATGTCAAACTGATTCCAACGTAGCGATTCATATTGTCTGCGACTTTGTAGACCGTTTTCTTCTTCTGTCTGACATCTGCCGCACTCCTGACTCCATATTCCATTTAACATATTCTTGCGCATAGACTTCATTAAATCGGCGTTGCGAGATTCTGTTAAGTTATCTTTGCCAGCATTGTATGCTGTGCCATCAGATTTACGTATTACCCCTTTGTTCGGCGTTACGTTTGCTTGACAACAAACTCTAACATCGCCATTGGATCTAGCAGCTTGAAAAATCCAAGGTATAGGACAAAAAGTATTAGACATATTTTATATTTCCTCAATGAGTAGTCGGTGGTGAATATTTATGTAAACACTTATTACATATTTCGTATGTTTTGTTTTCCCAAGCAGGATATAAATCTTTTCTAAAGTTTTCTAATATTTTTTCTAGTGAATTTTTATTAATATTATTAAACTCTTTGTATTTTTTTACCGGAAAACTGGATGTTTCTTCAAGTTTAGTAGATATAAAACAACAAGGCCACACATAACCGTTTTCATCTATGGATATTTTACCTTCTTCACCAAACGGACACAAATATATATCAGATGTATTTTTAGTAAAATCTTTTGTAGAATCAAACTTTTTAAAATATTTAGAAACTTTATAGTTTTTATTAAAATCTTCTACGCTAGGTCCGGTAATAATGTATTCTTTTAGTTTATTTTTATATTTGCTAACTTTGATAACATCTTGTCTGTTTCTAAAAGTAATAAAATGAGTACATCCTATATTTTTAGCAGTGTTTTCCATTTCTTTTATTTGATGTTTATTGTGATCAAATATAATTGCTCGCCATCTTGATTTGCCGCCGGCATCGTTAAAACTTTTAATATTATTGATTAATGTATTCCATTTTACATTTCTTCTGTATATATGGTTGGTGTCTTCAAGACCATCTACTGAGAAACTAACTTGATGCCTTTCGAACTTCGACAAACACTCTGCTAACTCTTTCCACCATAACGTGTTTCTTAGTCCTCCATTAGAAGATATTTTTATGAATAAATCTTTTCTTTTTTTAGACAGTTTATTCAACATAGGAATCAAGTTAGGATGCATAGCAGCATCGCCGAGATTCCCGTCAAACATCAACATTCGAATATTTTCTAAATTTTTAGTATCAATAATAGAATTCCAGGTATATTCATCTATATGTTTTAGAGTTACATAAGACTGTAACTCTGCTCCATTTTTGTTTCTATGACATGCGCCGCAAAATGCATTACAATAAGAAGTTAACTCAATCTCTAAAATTGAAGTATTTTTATAATCGTAAAACATTACAGTATCTCCGGAACAATATAAGGCTGTATCTTCTTCCACAACCATGGATTCAAATCTTTCCAAGTTTCTCCTCTAATATCGTTAAGCTTGATATCATTACGAATAAACATGCCAAAATCACCCGGTTGTTCTAACTCGCTGATCAACAGTTTGAATACTTTGCCATTCTTGCCGTAGCTTTTGGCTTTCGTTTCCAGTTGTTTGATTAGGTCCTGCTTTATTTCATCGGGTATGTGCCGAGGCATAATCCAGTTAGGACCATCTACTACTACATAGTCGTGATACAGTTTGTTTTTTAAACACCACATGATTAAATCTTCGACCATGTTTATATTGTAAATGCTTGCTACACTGTGAACGTTAAAGTCTACCGGATAATCAGCAAACGTTTGTTTATACCATTCTACGTTTTCTTCAACTTGTTTCCAGTTACTGCCTTTGCGTAAAAAATCGTTCATAGTACCATAACTATCTATGCTAAATGTTATGGTTATTTTTTTACATTGTTTAAGCAACTCGGTTAGTTCTTCATTAGGACGCTGCGTAGTATTTGTAACCAGTAAGATCACTAGCTTGGATAAGTTGCATTTTTTAAGTAACTTGATAAACTTTTCTTGTTCCATCAATGGCTCGCCGCCCAACATCTTAATAAATCGCAAATCTCCTAGTTCGTAATCTTCAATAATACTATTACGAGCCAAAATACCACGCTGTTCAAATCCATAGGACATTTTCTTAGCATCGCTGTACCACTGTGTACTAAGATCAGGTCCGCACATTCTACATTTGTTGTTGCAAACATTACTAAATGCTAAATCTAAGTTGGTTAGTTTGGGTGTTGTGCCGCGACCTTTTACAGGCAATCCAAAATCAGTTGTTGGACTGTTCATATCTGTTCTCATACTTTTGCCGCTGGCTTCTTCGTCAGCGTAACACTTGCTACATCCTTCAACGTACTCATCATTTAGCATACGTTCTCTAATGTCCGCAAGAAACGGATGATTAAAAGGATCAGGATGGGCTGTGGTTAGGTCTTTGGGTACTGTTTCTTCACGAAAATAGCAGCACGGACGTATACCACCATCTGGACGTATTGCCATATGATGAAATGGCAATACACATCTATGTTTCCACATACCAGTTCTCCGGTTGCATAGGATCGATACTTAGTTCATTTATATTTAAATGTGCTGGTTGATCAATTATCCATTTAATATACTCAGCTGCTGTATCGATACTCATTGTTTTTCTTGTAGGATGCTTTTCTTGGTTGTTGTCTAACGTGCCGAAGCTGATATAACTTATTTTTGGTCCGTTGCTCCATACACCGTTTAGTCCAAGTGTATTACTGTAATCTCTCAAAGCTTTCTTTTCAGCATTGTAAATCCATGCGCCGCCTTTTTTAACTCTGTCGGTTGTGCTACCTATGTTAATAATGTGACAGTTGTGATTTTCTAGTATGCATTTATGGTATACAATATTCAACATTACACTTTGATTAAACTTGTACAATGCTGCACAGTTGACAAACACGTTGTGTGCTAACACTGCTTCGGCTAGACGTTCTTGATCTGCTTTTTTACCAAAATCGTATCCTGTGGTTCTACTGCAAAACTCTGCATCAGGATATATTTTAGCAAGTGCGCCCGATAGGCCTATTTTGTTATTTCCGGTTATGATCATCTAATACCTCTAAACTTACATGGTTCTTTAATACTTCTAAATATTTGTCATTTTTCATACTCTTTGGAGCACACAAACCGCAGCCACATGTTTGTTTTGGACAAATCACAGTTGGCATTGTGCCCGATTCTAGTTTTTGACGTAGATCTTCTATTAGCTTCTTGCCTTCACTGATTTTACCAATGGCGCCTCTTGTGCCGTCTAGTCTAGCTTGACAAGTTTGGTGATGGAATACTCTATCAGTTTGTTGCTCTAAATGCAGGAAGAACCAGTTTACACTACAGTTCCATCCTTTGAACTCTCTAAAATCTACAAAGTTGCTTTTTCTTGACTCTGTACCTTTGCTCAACATCATGTCTCTGCTGCCGCAGCACGGTCTTCCAATACTGTTTCCAAGCTTTTTAGCATTTTTTACAACATCTCCAACTGCACTGTTGGCATATGTAGCATCATTTTTTTGTTTCCAGTATGTTTTCATCCATGCTAGTTGTTCTTCGTTGTATTTGTGAGCAAAACTAGGCTTACTATCCGGTTCTTCGCCGATCACTCTTGGAACAAAATCAACTTCATGTGCTTTTAAGAACTCGCACAACTCTACACATTCGTCAAAATACTCTGCGTGAAACATAACATTGACACTTACGGTAAACTCATGCAGCGAACCTTGATAGGCAAACTGTAGTATTCTATCTTTTACTTGTTGTTTTAGTTTATCATCGCTTTCTGCATGATAGCTGACTGTTGCATGACCAAAGTTTTCCATAACTGCTTGGCCCATCTTTTCGCTCATTGCACCATTAGTAGTTAGTGCAAATCCTGCTTCCCATTTGTGTTTGTATTTTTCTTCATACTGCTGTTTTAGATATTTTGCAAAAGGTATAAAGTTAGGGTTAACTGTAGGTTCTCCGCCTGTAAACCCAAAACTTGCTACTTTGTGATTTCTATAAGTCATATATAGGTCAACATATTCATACAAAAAGTCTACATTATTTTTTAACTCTTCTAATGTAGCATGTTTGCTGTGGTTATCGTGTCTATGTACAGGACAATACGTGCAGTCGTAGTTGCAGCGTCTACCTGTATCCCAAGTAACTTGAAAAACTTTACCTGTTAATAGGTCGATTGTATCAAAGCTCATTTATTTCCCTAATCGTTTGATGTACTCTACTGTCTGCCCAGTCTCGTTCCTCACACCACCAACATTGTTTACACTCTGGTATATGCATTCCGTCTTTGTAGTCTTTAAAATGTCCGCAAGCATTTTTTACAGCATCGTGATGATTGATGTCACCTTCGCAACTACGAGTTAACTTATACAACTCAAGTATATCGTTGATATGGTACTGTGCTACAATCCAATCCTTTTTTACAAATCTAAAAGGATGTGCAAATACACTGTTTACTTTTCTACTCTTAAACCAAATGTCAGACAAAGTTCCCTGTTCTGCATCTTTGTCTCTATTGGTCATTCTATCCTCGCGTAAATCGTCAGGATTTTTGCTAGTAGCATTAAACACAGCATCAAGATTGTAATGCCAGGCTGCAAACTTATTGTAACTTCCTACTATAATCTGGTCGCCACTGCGTCCGTCAATAACAGGACCGATTACTCCGTGTTCTAACTCAGGAGGAATATAACACAAATGTCTTTTTGATACGATTTTAGGAAACTTATTTAAAAGCCACATGTAAACTTGCTGAGATATATAACCTTGCCACGGTCGTGTTTCCCAACAACGCTGATATGTTATAATATCTATTTGTGTGTTAAGTTTGTTTTCTTGAATAATCATACACAACAAATAAGTTAGTAATGCACTATCTGCGCCGCCGCTGAGATTTATACCAATACGTTTCCAATCTGAATCAAAAGGAATATCTAACCCACTAAAAGTAGTCTTAATAATCTCTGGAGATAATGTTTTGTATAGTTTGTTATTGGTTTTATACATTTCTAATAATCTCCTCATTTACAAACTTGTAATTTTGTATGTGATCGTTAAAGGTTTGTTTCCATATACCATCACTTTTGCGTATGTAAACTTTAAATGCTTCCCAGTGTTTTTGTTCCGCTTGATGATTCAAAATATATTTTTCAATATTTTCTACAGCCTGTAATGCACTTGTTTTGGCACTTTCTCGTATATTAGATACGCAAAAGTTGGAAATATAATCTTTTGTATCGTTGATATCTTTCAAAGTTTGTTCTTTAAAATTCAACATCATTAATGCTGGGTTCATATAATCAGGAGTAAAAATAATACTACTGTCTATGTGATTTACATCCAATGTTAAAAACCCTTCAAATATATCTTTTATTTCCATAATCTGGTATGCACCAGTTGTACAAACCAAGTTAACTTCTGTTTTACTGTTAACACTTCTAAATGATTCAATATTGGTTTTAAGTTTATTCCAATCACCTTGTCTAAAATACGGATACAATCTTGGACCTGCATCTACACTTATCATTATACGACTCATTCCAAACTTTTGCAAGAGATTACTTAGTTTTATTGGATCAAAATCAGTATTAAAGTTAGTATGAAACATCACAAGCATGAATCGTGCATTTGGGTGTTCGCTGAGTTTTTCTAATGCAGGAAAAAACTGTTTTTGATATAATACTTCGCCGCCGGCAAAATCTACACGCTCTAATCTTGGAAAGTTTTGATTTAAATCCTCAACTATTTCCAATGCACGTTCTGTGCTAATACTCATAGTTAGGTCATCATCTGGTGATTTTCTATGCATTGCACCGGTTAGTTGATGCAGCTGATGTTGTCTATCTTCGTCGTCGCTTTCATAACGTTTTAGTTTACTCATCCAGCCGCTGCTAAACACCTGACTGCAATGCAAGCAACTCATATTGCAACTATGACTAAATCTTATTTCGGCTGTACGCAATCCTTGAAAATCAACACTGCCGTCATCGTTGTAATATTTTAAGTTTACCGATTCTTCCTGACGCATACTTGTGCCACTGTTAGCACATTCAACACGTTCACACATATCGCAACCGCCGGGCCAGACGCCGTGCATTAAATCTCTGCGATGTTGTTTAAAACTTTCGCTGTTAAAAAACTTGCTTGGAAGATATTCTTGATCAAGTATTACAAGCTGATCACTTTGTTGCGGACAACTTGTAACAAACCCATTCTTAAAATTTATTCCACCAAGTGCATAGTAGCATGGTAAACTCATTTAACTAAAAACTTATCCATATTATCTGTACCCCATTGACGTTCTTTGCAGAAGAAACAATATCCACACGCTGGAGGTTGTTCGTCTTCAATATGCATCCACATTTCACCAAGAACTTTGGTATCAGCTTCGCAACTACGAGTTAAATCAAGTAACTCCTGTAACCCAAAGTTTTCGTATTGTGCCATAACCCAGTCTTTTTGTACTAGAGCAAACGGATTGATAACTGTTGCATTTACTACATGATCAATACCGTGTTCTTGTAAAACATCTACAGTTCTAAATTCAGGAGCATTAGCAAAATCTTCTGGAGGATTCATAGTTGTACCACTATAAATAAAACTCCATTTTTTACGATTAATCAAATAGTCTTGGTATGTAACTGTAGAAAGCACATCACAGTACATTAGATCAGTTGCGTATGTTTGATTGAGATGACGGAGACCTAGTTTTTTCATTTTTACTATTTCAAGATCAGGAGGAATAAAACCCCAATCCTGTTCGCCGACTGTATTTGGAAAACGTTGTTTCATCCATTCAAATACATCCTTTGCAGGTTTTTCTAGCCACGGCTTGGTATCATAAAAACGTACCATGGTAGTTGCATTAATCTTTACTTTACTACCAGTTTTTTCTGCAAGATCACAAAGTATGTAGAACAACAAACTGCTATCAGCGCCGCCACTTAAACTAATACCTATTTCATTAAAACCAGAATCAAAGTGTATAGGCAACCCATTTACATTATGCAAGTCTGGATACTTTTTTCCATGATAGTTTTCGTAGTTTTTAATAAACTTTTCGTCACTATATTTTTCTTTTAATAAATCAAACGTCTGCATTAAATATTCCTTTCATCTCTGGAAATGTGTCTTCAAATTTTATTCCTCGTTGCGCATCACACAAGTTTAAAAATTCTTGCATTTCAGGCAGGCGCACACTCCAATCTTCCGATTCCATAAACTTTACCATACCTTCTAATCTGCTAATGCCGTAACTGGCTTCTCTCCATTTTTCATATGTTACTTTGCCCTTATGCCAACTAGGAATACCTTTTTCCCAGTTAGCTTCCCACCAAGGATAAAACTCTTCGTACTTTTTGCGCACTTCTGCCTTAAACCACTTTGGCAATACCTTAACATTAAGATGCGGGGGATGATATACAAAGTGGTAGTTGACGCCGCCAGCGCCAAAGGGCCACATATTGATCTTTTTAAATCCTTGCTCTAGTTTCCACTTGATAAAATCTGGCAAATAGTATATGTTTAAAGCTTGTACAGCGCAGGCTACAGTAACTTCAACGTTGTTGCTAGTCTCGTTGTCTAATATATGAAAGACCTCTGCTGTACGACTCCATTTACTCGGATAGCGTATGTAGTCGTTCATTTCATGTATGCTGTCTACCGAATAGTGGAAGCGCACCAGCTTGAATTCTTTCCATAGATCAAATAAATCTTCTCTCCATTCAACTCCATTACTGTTATAACGTAGTTCAAGATCCTTTGCATAGCCCATTTTAATTGCATGTTCAAGTATTTCATAATGTTCCTCAATGATAAGGCTTTCACCGCCGGCAAAATAAATCTGTTGCATACTAGGCATTTGCTCATAGAACTGATCCCAAAATGTAGGATTTTGTTTGTGCCAGTTGTAACTACTGCCATTGGTGCTACCTTTGTCCTGCCACTGCATTGTTTCTTTCAAGCTGGCATTTTCAACTGCTGGAAAAATAGCTTTGTAATCTTTAATCCATCCACTACTATCGTGCGGCGAGCACATAACACATGCTAGCTGGCATTTTGTTCCAAATCGTAAATCGATATATGCTAACTGCGGAGGGACACTACCATCATCATTTGTGTTAGCAATCAAATCGTCTACGTCTGTTCTTTCACTCCAATAAGCAGTTTCCCACATACGCTTGCTGTTGTGTCCTGCTGCTTCTTCTCTATAACATTTTAAACAACTAGGAGGCTTTTCGCCATTAAGCATTTGCTTACGAACATTTTTCATATAGTTGCTGTTCCAAGCTGTTTCAAAATCAGTTACATTAAGATTATTGGGCTTACCATCGTCTGTTTTGAGAATGCCAACTTGGCCGCCATGTTCTTTGTCATTGGTTGCGCCAACACTACTAGCATTAGCAGTGCAACATACACGCATACTACCGTCTGGACGTGTACTAAGATGTACCCACGGAAGGATACAAAATGTTTCTGAAGGATATTTGCTCATAACTATACTTACCTATTTAACTGCGTAGTTTATTTCATTATGGTATGCTTTATTTTTAGCACAAGTACGAATACATCTGCCGACATGCAACTCATGGTCTGGATCCCAACTGGCTGCTAATAGGCTTTTAAACCACGGATGTTTTTGTATTTGTTCAACACTATGATGTTTTAAACTGTTCCAGTTAGGTTCAAAAATATTAAGTTTATCAACAATACCTTCGCTGTTTTTAAAAGCACTGTCCCATAAAAAACAACAAGGCCACATTGTTTGATCATTTGCTATAAAGATTTCTTGTTCGTGTATATACTTACAGACAATGCTATCTAGCATTTCTTGTTTTTTTGTATTATTTTGATCGGTTTTATAAGTCTTTAAAAAGTCGTCAATGTCTTTGACCACTTGTTTTTTACTGTGTTCTTTGGATCCAGTTGTAGTGATTGTTTTTTTCACTGTGTTATTTTTTTTGCCTACTTGCGAAACCCAGTTGTGATAACTGTTGCGCATTCCTGTTCTTGTGGCAAATCTAAAGTTTAATATTTCAGCATGTGTTTTAGCTGTTTCTAGTTCGTGTTCGTTGTGATCAAAAACAATATAAATCCAAGCTGCCGACTCTGCTGGCGCTGTGCTGCTGTATGCGGCCATATTACGCTCAACTACAGACCATTTTGTGTTTACTCTATATATGTGGTTAGTTTCTTTGTGTCCATCTACACAAAAATGAACATACACCAATCCAGTTTGTTGACTTATTTTGCCCAGCTCTTCCCACCAGTTAGCTGTATTATAACCACCATTGGTACTAAACTCACAGTAGCCGTTGCGAGCTGTTAGATATCTTGTCATTTCTAAACAATCAGGATTAACTATAGGATCACCTAACACTCCACAAAACTTAAATTGTACACCTGTATAATCATCAGCAGGAAACATTCGTTGCAAATCCTGCAACGTAAAACTGTTTATTTGCAACAAATCCTTTTTAAGAGTTCTTGCACATCCTGGACAAGCTGCATTACAATCACTGGTTATTTCTAGTTCTACTTTTTTTATCATTATCTACGTAGTTTATAAATATATTTATGTTTAGTATATTCAATAGCGATCCTATCAAAAAATACGGATCAAACTTTTGTTCAGCACCATTTACAAGTTTGTACGAAGGCCAGTTTAACAGGATTAGTACTTGTTGTGCTACGTTAAGTCCAATAGGTTACAATAATAATATAACACCGTTTGAAGAAATTGTCAATAGCGAAGAAGCAAAAAGTATTCGCAAAGACTTTTTAAACAACAAGTTTCCTGCACAATGCGATAGCTGTGTTAAAATGGAATCTGCTACCGGCAATATTGATCCTACTAGAGCATTAGAAAACAAGTTTGGTCGTGAACAAATACACAATGCAGTAAAGCATACACTCGAAGACGGTACGATGACCAAACAGTTTCCTACTTGGTTGGATTTGTTATGGACAAACAAATGTAACTTTGCATGTATGGGATGCAATAGTACACTTAGTAGCACAATTGGACAAAAATACAACTCTGCATATGAAATTGTCAATGGGTTAGCTCCTGGAAGTATGCCCACAGAAGAGTGGCAAAATCACAACGATAAAAAGATTGATTACATTTTAAAACATCAAGATACCATTGAAAGAATACATTTAAATGGCGGAGAGCCATTTATGCAAGAAGGTGTTTACGAACTGTTAGAAGTATTGTTAAAAAATAATCTTCATAAAAAGATTAAAATATGGGCGCATACCAACGGAAGTATTACAACTTACAAAGGTGTTGATATTATTGACAAATACCTAAAACACTGGCAAGCAGATTGTAATATCATTATGAGTCACGATTGCCACGGACCTAGAGGAGAATACATACGTTTTGGTTTAAAACAAAAGAAATGGCTAGAAACATATAACCGATTATACGACACAGGTATACAGATCGATGTTCAAACATGCTATAGTGTGTTTAATGCAGTTGTATTAGAAGAGTTGTACCATTGGTATTTGGAAAACTTAAATGTTAAAAACAATATTAGTATCAATGCCTGGCAAGGGCCTGAATCATTTGTAGCTAGTTTTTTACAAGTAGACAGTGACTTATTAAATCAAGCCAACAAACAACTAGACAACTTAAAAAAAGAAAAGTACCAAGGTTGGGACATTGACAATCTAAAAGGATTTTTAAATGCTCCTATAAACAATATAGAAAGTCGTTCTAAAAACTTTGTCGATGGTATTACCGAGTTCGACAGACTTAGAAAAACTGATTTTGCTAATACATTTCCTGAACTAACTAGTTTACTTAAACTGTGATCCAAACGGATCAAACTCTTTGCCGCATTTCATACTGCATACTTTGAGTTTGCCATCTGCAACACTAGATTTTTTCCAACTGGCTTCGATATCATCAAAAATACCTGTTTCAAATACTGCACGTAATCCGTGTTTTTTAGCACTAACAGCATCCTTGCCTCCAGCTGCATCAATAAAGTCCCATACTTGTTCTACTTTAGGATCTTTGTTCCACCATTTGTACATGCGACCAGCAGTCCAACAACACGGCATAGCAAGTCCTTCTGCTGTAATAAACAAGTTGCCGTCATCTTTTACTTTACAGTGTATTTCAGCACGATCGTAATAAGCGTCCATACTACCGTGTTTTTCTTTTACTTTATCATATTGCTTGATTGCATCGTTTTGATACTTAGCATCTGGCTTTTTAAGTTCAGCAGTTTTGTTGCCTTTGCGATCAACTGCTTGATGCGATTCTTTCTTTTCACTTTTTGCTGTGACAAATCTTCCAGTTTTTTTAGCAACAAATCTTTCAAAGCCTAATATTTTGCTGTATGTTCTTGCACACTCGACTTGATGTTGATTGTGTTCAAAAATAAGAAAGTCCCAACGTGCTCTGCCGCCAGCGGATGTAAATGCTCGCATGTTGCGTTCTACGTTATCCCAAGCAACTCCTTGACGGTATATATGATTGGTAGTTCGAAGTCCGTCTACTGAAAAAATAACTGCACCCATTCTACCAAAAACTTGTGCAAGTTCTTGCCACCATTCAACACTTTTTGCGCCTGCATTGGTATTCATACTTAGCCACATCTTAGAGTTATGCTCTCTAAAATACTTGAATATTTCCAGTGTGTCTCGTGCTACAATAGGATCTCCTAAGTTGCCGCACATATACATTGTGTTTAGCTGTGCAATAAACTCAGGTTCAAAAATACGTTTACAATCTTCTAAGGTAAGTTCACTTAAATCAATGTGTGGATTAACTGCGCCACCATTTTGATTGCGATCGCACATAGGACAACTGGCTTGACAGTTTTGTGTGTTTTCCAAATGTATGGTTCTAATATTTTCGTACTTATACATCGTATACCAACTTTATATCTTTACCAGGACCTGCACGACTTGGCAAGTCGCCGTATTGTTCTACATACCATTCAATGACTGCTACATACCAGTTGTGACTGTTGTGGTGCGCACGTTTGTTGAACTGCCAAATGTTGTTGTTTGTTGCTTGCATTGTGCTAAGTGCTCTAGCACTTTCTTTCTGCAAGTCTCTTACACTTAGTTCACTTATATCCAATTCGCATAAACCTTTTATATTTACTTAGTTGTAACTCACCACTGTATAGCTCAACATCCAACGGAGTTTGTTTTGCAAAACTTTCAAGTGTTTCGTGGCAGTTAACATGTTCTTTAATCTCAAGATAATCATTGCACTGCATTACTACAAGCTTTCCGCTGGGAATCTTGTTGTACCATTGCTCAAAGTTTTCTATGTGTTCGCAACTGGTATTAATAACTGTATCAGGCGTATCCCACAATGCTTCAAAATCTCCTTGGCCTTTAGAAACAATATAACTATGCTCGTCAAAGTTAATATCATGTATATCTTGAACAACTGGTTTAAACTTCCAGCTGTCTATTACCCACGGTCTATTAAATATTTCTGCAATCTCTTCGGTATTTTCATCAATATCAAAACTTCGTATTTTTTCAATAGTTAATCCTGACTGCAACATCATAGTAGCTAGTGTCCCGTACCATCCTGCACACAAAAATATTACACCTAAGTCGACTCCTATTTTTTCTAACTCATTTACTAACCATAACTTGCTTTGTAGTTGGCCACGACTCAAACAATCTTCGTCGAACTCAATCTCATCATTTAACATAAACTTTAGTGCATGAGCAAACTGACTGTCAGTGTATTCTATTAAAAAATCATATACTGCCCAAGGGTTGTCATATTCTATAACTTTTTTTAGTTGGTCTGCATTTAACAATCTATAAATGCTGTGCATATTATCTTCACACACTGCTTTTTTTAGATCATCAAACTCCGGTGGCAATAGTCTAAAAATACTGTATAGATTTTGATCAAGAACTGCTTTTTTTAAGTCTTCTACATTACCTTTTATATCATGTCCATCTGACAATCTAAAAACACTATGGATATTTTTTTCTAAGATTGCTTTACGTAACTCGTCATTGGCATCGGCAATCTTAAAAACACTGTACATGTCCTTGTCTATATAAGCTCGTCGTAAATCTGCAAGACGAGTATCGTTAGGAAACATCATTTCAAATCTATCAAGTATTTTATATATTTCCATCAAACTGCTCCTTTAACCAATCAAAGTTGTTTATAAGCTTGAGAGCTTCAGTGTTGCCTTTGTTTGACTGACCGTATGCCATTCCTTCTCTTGCACCTTTGAGTGCATATTCGCCAAATGGTTTGTCTCTGCCAATGCTAGTCCAAATCTTTAATCTACGTTCTGTTTCGTCGTCCTTTTGTCTGTCAATAACCTTTGATGCTAGTTTACAACATTCTCTAAACGCACTTTTCCATGTTTCAAACTCACCTGTATTAAATCCTGTAATGTTTGATATTTCTTTTACAGCAACAAACTTATCACTAATACTAGTTGTCATGTCAGGCTTGGTTATATCCATATCAAGTGTTAGCTCTCTTGGAAATAGCTTGACTCCGCCATAACCGTATACTAGCCCATTAACAGGATTCTTACTGCGCCAAACATGAACATGTGTATATTGCCAAGCTGGTACTTGATAATCAAAATTAAAGTCTTCAACAATATTTGCATCGCCGTCGACAATCCATATCATTGGTGTTGAACATAGTTTAGCGGCAGCAATATGTGCTTGATGAATGCCTTTAACTCCGTGAACACGTTTGGCTGTAGGAATCTTTTCTAATAACTTTTGATAGTTCTTGTCGGCATCAGGTTCTTGATAGCTGATAAACACAACATCATAAGGCGCCGGTGTACTAGCAAGTATATTGTGTTCTTTCTTGGCAGCAATAAATCTAAAATGCCATTCTCGTTGACTAATTCTTGTTTTTTTACTACACAACACTATTCCGTCATGATATTTTCCATTTAAAAATACATGATTTATAAGTCTATCATATGTATTATCGTGTGTAAAATATGTATCAAACTTAAAATCATTTTCTACATTTATATTGCTAGGAATAATCCAAAACATTTCAGTAGAACTATTTTCAAATGCAGCAGTATATTCTTCATATGTATCTACATAAAACTTTTCATATTCAGTAGGGCCGCTGGCAACTATATCCCACTCCTTACGGTTTACAGGAAATCTATGATCAACTTCACGCTTGCTTAACGGAACGTGTTTGCTGCATAAAAACACACCGTTGTACAGATCATTGCCATCTACTCGATGTACAAATGCATGATTTTGTTTTCTGTCATATTCGTTGTCAAAACTAAAATATACATCAGGTATATCTGCTGTTAGATTTGCACTGCTCATCCAAAACATTTCAGTTTTGCTGTTTTTTAATGCGTATTCATATTCTTCATATGTATCTATTTCAAATACATCATATTGTACAGGACCACTAGCAACTATATCCCACTCTTTTCTGTTGACTGGAAATCTATATTCGACTTCACGTTTGTTTAAAGGGGCGTGCTTGCTGCATAAAAACACACCATTGTACAGATCATTGCCATCTACTCGATGTACAAATGCATGATTTTGTTTTCGATCAATAGATTCATAATGCGGAATGTAAAAACTATTAACTAGATCATTATCAATTTTTAGATTATTACTGCTCATCCAAAACATTTCTGTTTTAGAGTTTTGTAAAGCATTTTCGTAATCTTGATAAGTTTCGATATTGAAAACGTCATACCAGCGAGGAAAACTGGCTACTATATCTACTTCTTTTTTGTTTCTAAAAAATCTATGCTGTAACTCTTTGTCTGTTACATCAGCAATCTTAGGTATCAAACATACGCCGTCATAACTTTCGTTGTTCTTAAAAACATGTATGTACATGTCATTCCATTGATCCACTGAATAATCAAAATCAAAGTCTTTAGAAATTTCAATGTCGGGCCAAACAACCCAAAACATTTTGGTTAAACATATACGTTTAGCAGTTTCTATATCTTTAGCAGACTTAATAGCAGGAAATCTGCTTTTGTAAGTTTGCCAAACTGTGTTGTGAAAAGACGTGTCGCCAATAAAGATAATATCATACATACTGTAATTATACTTTATTTTCATTTATCTGTCAAGATTAGATTTCTGATAAATACTGTTGGAGGACTTCCTATGACAGATTTTATACCAGGTGAAGCATATAGATTAGACATTGTTGGAGCAGACGACAGTGTAATCATTGATAGTTGGGCTAACAAAGTTAAGGCTAGTGTTGTAGCTACTGACGGAACATTACAAGTTGATGTAGATAGCGGCAGAATATACGGGCCGATGATAGGCGATATTCTTGATATCGACGGTACTGTTGTTTACGATGCAACACTTAAAAAACTAACTGCTGATGTAGTAGGTGATATCCTTGATACCGAGGGCAATACTATATTAGATGTTTCTCTTGGCATTTTTAACGGAAATGTTCAAGGCGATGTTATTGATACCAATGGTATTACAATGGTAGATGCTGTTAATAAAACTATTGATGCTGAAGCTATTTACGGAACATTTTATGGTGATCTAATCGGTAATGTTACTACAGAAAATACTATGTTTGGTACCTTTAGTGGTGATTTCAATGGTAGTCATTATGGCGAGTTTTATGGTGATATAACTGGTAATGTAGTAGGCGAACTAACCGGTGATGTTGTAGGAAATGTAACTGGTAATGTAACTGGTAACGTAATCGGTGATATTATGGCAGATGCTGATACTTCATTGATGTCACCGCCAAATGAACAACACAACCAATGGAACTGGCTNGGTGGTATCAACCATACGGTACAACCAGCCGATGATGCTATAGCAAGAGGTCCTATTGTTGTACTTGGTGACACACGAGATGAAAGTGCATTAAGAGGACACGTTCAGCATTATGACGGACGCAATGTTGTTCAGTTAGATGTGTTAGGCGGATCTCCGTGGCCTGCACATTTTCATGGTAAACTTAGAGGTGAAGTTTATACCAGCGACGATAACGCTGTACTAACATACAACGAAAATAACGGACAAGTTATTTTAAAATCTTACGGAATACTTTCTTTAGAAGCCGACAACGGAACAGGCGCATTAAACTTTGTAGGCGATACTGCAACGTTTAATGTAAGAGGACCACAGACTGTACGTAGCTTTAATGGCACATGGGATAACAAATCTGCATTGTTGCCAGACGATTGCCTTTTGCAGTTTGATGCAGAAGGGTTTGACGGAACAGGTTGGAAACAAGGTGGCGGATTTGGCATATATCTCGAAGACGAACCTATTGGCGATGTATATAAAACAATATTTGGGATTGCATTACCAAACGGTGTTGTTGGACCAGCAGGTAACGAAAGTAAAGCATTAATTTTTGATAGTGCAGGTACATTAAGAATACCTACACTAAACTTAGGCAGTACCACATTTGCTGAAAGAGATAGCATGACTCCGCAAGAGGGTACTATTGTTTTTAACACCAGTAATAAAAAGTTTCAAGGCTATAACGGCACAGATTGGGTAGACTTAGGTTAAGTTTTAATTAATCTTATTATCCATGCCGGTGGATCAAGTTCCCACCATTTTTCTTGATTATTCCACGCTTTACTATTGGCATGATGATTGTTGTGCCAACCTTCTCCTAAAGTAATCAAACTTGCTATCCAACTATTGCGACTTTGATCATTGGAATCGTGATTTCGGTATCCGTGTATGTGAGCAATAACAATAATAGCACTAGTACTATGCAAAACCAATACTGTAGGAATAGCCCANGCAAATATAATCCATATAGGATTGATTGCTGCTAGTATTGNTATGTAAACAATATTAATAGCNAAATAATAAGCGTGAGTAAACTTATAAAATGNTANCTTTCTTATGTCNTTGATATACTTTGGATGTATGTTTTCAATATTCCAAAAACCAAACCAAGCTTTAAACCATCCTAACTGGTAGGGACTATGCGGATCTTTTTCTGTTTCAGCATGACCGTGATGCTGTCTATGTAAAGCAGTCCAAGCAAGAGGACTACCAACCATGGTTATACAACCTATAAAGGCTAAAACATATTCAATCCATTTATATGTAGTAAAACTTCTATGAGATATTAATCTATGGTATCCAATGTTTATCCCAAACACTCCAATAAACCAATAAATCAATACACTGTAAAATAGGTATATAGCCGGTACGCTATGAAAAAAGATCAGATATAACCCTAGAAGAAATAATAAGTGGTTAATTACTTGTGTGGTGCGAACTAATGTATTATGCATGATGTCTCCATTATACACTATTTAAGAGAAAATGTCAATGTGGAAGCTAGAAATATATAACGGTAGTCAAGACCTAACACAATGGTTTGATGATGCTGACAAAAAGAAATATGTTAACAACAGTAGTAAAGAAATGTTGATAGACTTTTTGCAAAACGAAGAAGATTCAACATTGTTTTTGCTGTACAACAACAATAGAATAGTTGGAAACTTTGTAACACACAAGCTTGGCGGACTAGGTATACTAGGCGCAAATGCTCATCGTGTAGCTGCTCGTATGTGTGTAATAAATGATTATATTGAAGGACCTAGAAAAATATCTGGATTGCGTAGTATGAATGCCGAAAACTGTCATGATCATATCAACCACCAGTTTTTATATGCTGCTGGATTGCAGTATCTAGGATTAGATACTCCTATGTATGTTAGTAGTCACCCTAGTGATGTAGGTAGTCAAAAAATTGTTCACAAAAAATATTGTCCAAAACTATTAGAACTAGGGTTACTCGAAGAGCCTATTGAACTAGAGTACCGAGGACACTTTCAATACTTTTGGAAAATCAATACACAAGTCTGGTGGAATACATTTCAGTCACAGCAGTGGCCAGAATCTAAACAAACATTAGACGTATTTCTTACATAGTTCAAAAAAGTCTGACATTTCAGGAAATACTTGTTCGTGATCAACTCCGCGTCTACGACCTTGCTCTGCAAAGAAGTTGTGAAAATCTGTGCGTCCTTGAATAACTTTATCCAACGGATATTCTGTAGACTCCATATAATCCACTACACGACGAAACTTTTCATACTCAATAGTACTAAACTTGTCTTTGCGATTGTCATCTGTATTTTCTTTAATAAACTGCAAATGGTCGTGCATGTAGCTCATGTAATTCTTAGGCAAGATATTAATGTCATACTGCAATGGTTCTTTCAAGTGAGGTGTATCAAAACCTAGTCGTTGCCATCTGTGTGTTTCTACATCATTATACTTAGCACGCCATTCTAATATTTTTTCTAACAGTGTGCGGAATGTTGTAACACTAAAAATATTAAATGTAATCATCAACACCATAGGCGCTTCACAGTTGCGCATAAAGTAATCTAGATTACGCTCAAACACTTCAATGTCTAATCCATCGCGAATATACTCAGCACGTTTGCCCCAAGTGTCGATGCTTGTAAACATTTTAAAGCGTCTAATCTTGTTGTTTGTTAACAAGTCATTCACACGGTTTGTAAACTTTTCCAACTGTTTGGGTTTGCCGCCCAAGTTGCTGTTGCAGTTTAGTTCAAGCTCAGGCTTAGGATCTGCATCCAACATATCAAATAGTTTGTATGTGCTTTGTTGTATTGTAGGCTCGCCGCCTGTGATACGTAGGATATGCAGTTCTTTACTAAGCTCAGGCCACCATTTCCAAAATGCATCTAAATAAGGATTGTTTTCTTCTTCAAAGATTTTAAACCAATCAATATCACAACGATGATTCTTAACCATATCGTACGGACCGTGTTGCTTGATTTCTTGATAATATCTGCTGCT